GTGGATGTCTGTCAGCGCAAGCTGGACCCACGCATGATTGAATGGGTCGGCATCTCGAACGACACGAACTGGTGGACATCGCTCATCTGCGGCATCCCGCCTGAGTGCTATAGCTGGAATCAGGTACAGGGCTGGCCGCAGCGGTACGAGATTCGCCAGTGCATCGAGGTATGGCCGGCTCCTGACGGAAACCCGTGGCAGCTTCGCATCAAGGGCGACTTCGGGCTGGAGCGCTTCACTCAGGACACCGACAAGGCGACCATCGACTCAGAAGCGGTGTTCCTGCATGCGCTGGCTCGCGCCAAGGCGCACCTCGGACACCCGGACGCAGCTAACTACGAACGCGACTGCACGGCCTACATTGGCCGCCTGACTGCCGGCGCACACCTGACCCGCCGCTATGTTCCAGGAGCCATTGAAGAGCCGTCCATTCCGCCGCCTATCTGGCTGCCGCTGAATGGTGCTCCGCCGTGAGGGGAGTCAATCTCACCAGCGGTAAGGGTGGCATAGACCGTACCCGCATCAAGGCCGGCGCGAAGCCGGACAGCCTCTATGACGGCCTGAATTGCTGGGTGACGGTTTCGCTGTCCTTCCGTCCTCGGCAAGGGACGGTGATTGATGCGCGCTTGCCTGAAGGCACCATCGGACTGACCACCTATCAGGATGACTTGGTGGTGTTCGCCGACCACGAGGTAGACCTGACCCCTTTCCCCGGCTACCGGCTGGAAATCCTGACCTATCCTGGTGGGAACGCCGGGACCATCGTGCTCAGTAAAATCTGGTTCGCCGAGCCATTCCTGGGCTGGCTGTACGTGGCTGCCGAATGGAGTGACGGGTCGGTGTTCCACTACTGGCTGCAGCAAGTGCGTACGTGGGAGCCTGACACCATCTACCTATTCAACGACTTGGTACAGCCGACCGTGCCTAATGGGTATACCTACCGTGCCGGACGTTTGGGAGCTGCGAATCCCGTGTGGCAAGCCAATACCGCTTATCAGGTGGGGGATGTGGTCGAACCGACGACGCCGAACAGCTACAAGTACGAGGCCGTTGACGCTATCGGCACCAACCCCCGCAGCGGCCCTACGGAACCGGTGTGGATTGCCAGCCCCGGCGCACTGGTCAATGACGATGCTGATGTCGTGAACACCCCGGACGACACCACCGGAGGAAGCGGCAGCACCAGCACGCCACCTCAGGACGTGATTGACCGCTACGGGCAAGGCCCGAATGCGCCGACCACGCGAGGGGATGTGTAATGGCAACCCCAGTCTGGAGCCCGTCAACACTCTACGTTCCCGGCTCACTGGTCCAGCCGCTTACGGCTGTCACGCCTCAAGCCGTTCCGCCAGATAACCCGAACTTCGCTTCCGGTAACGTGGGCTGGGACCTAGATGCGAACCTCGCCATCGTGGCCGAGCAGGGCTACGGAAGCCCCAACTCCCTGCGCCTGAATCCCGGCTCCCTTGGTCCGCGAGACGCAATCAACCAGTACCAGGCAGCGGTCATTCCAGGGCAGAGCATCACCGCGAGCTGCAGCATTCAGCAAGGTGCGTCGGCTGTCGGTAACGCGGGCGGCCTGGTCAAGCTGATGTGGTACGACTCCGGCGACATTCTCATCTCGGAGAGTGTCGGCAACAACGTCAACAGCGGCTCCGGAGGGGCGTGGAATACCTCCACGGTGACCGGCTCTGCGCCCTCGGGTGCGGCCTATGCACGCGTGGCAATCGGCCTGTACCGCAACGCTGAGAACTTCCCGGTGTGGGCGGCCAACGTCACCTGGAACTATGTGCTTCAGGCGGCCTCTGGCCTCATTTACAAGGCCGTGCAGCCGCTAGCCGGCTTCTCTGCAGCGACGGAGCCGGTGTGGCCTCCGGTCAACGGGCAGACGGTTGTCGATAATGAGGTCATCTGGGAAGCGGTGCTTATCACCCGCATCGTGTGGGAGGCGCAGCCGATTCTGGTGTCCGGCCCAACGGAACCCACATGGCCGACGATGGATGGCCAGACGACGCCCGACAACACTATCTCCTGGGAGACGGTGAGCCGGCGCGTTGAGGACCCGAAGTGCCCGAACAGTCGCATCGTCATCATCGCGTCCTCGAAAATCTTCGCGGCTGACGGGGACATTGTTCCCTACAGCGCCACCGTGAATCCGCTGGACTGGTCAAGCCCGGATGATGCCGGTTACCTTCCGACCAACCTGCAGCAGTACGGGGCCAACCCTGTCGGTGGATTGGGGCTGTATCGCGGCAACCTGCATGTGATGAACAGCCAAGGCTCTCAAGCGTGGCAGGTGGACGAAGACCCGGCGCAGATGGCGCTCCTTGATGCCTTCCCCATCGGAACCACGTATCACGAGTCCATTTCCCCAGCTTTCAATGACCTGTTCATCCTGACCGAGCTTGGTGTTCGCTCCACCGGCATTGCAGGCGGCTCTACGAACCTTCAAGCCGGCGATGTGGGCATGCCGATTGACCCGCTGGTGCAGCAGGCCTTGTCTGTGGCGAAGGCCAACAGTGTTACACCTATGGGCCTCTACAACCCGAATGCCGGCCAATATTGGCTGATGTTCCCACAGTTCCCGCCGAGTCCTGTGGCAATCCACGGGGACCTGACGTTTGCGGCGCTGAATGTCCCGCTACCTGCATTCACCTACACCGGGACCGGAGGCATCCAGCCGTATACGTTCCAGCTCATCAACGGCGCCGTCATGCCTCCAGGCTTGACGCTCAGCACCAACGGCACGGTAAGCGGCACACCGACCCAGCAAGGAACGTTCAGTTGGGACGTGCAAATCACCGATGCCCAAGGCCTGACCGATTGGCAGACAGACACCGTGCAGGTGGTCATTGGTCCGATGATTACGGGCGATGCGCCTGATGGTGTTTCTGGCACTTCGTATGCCGGCTATACCTACACGCTTACCCCCGGCTCTGCGCCGATTGACCATACCGAAATCATCGCCGGCCAGTTCCCGACTGGCCTGACGTTTGACGAGGCGACGGCTGCCATCTTGGCAGGTACGCCCACAGTTCCAGGAACCTACAACTTCACACTGCGCACCATCGACACCAATCAGCTTTACGACGACCTAGATGACACGGTAAACGTCCTGAAGTCGATGATTCTGATTGGTCGCTCCGGCGTGAACGATGTGGTGATTCGCTCCAACGGAGAGACTGGCTGGAACTCCGCACCCATTTACACCGGGACGGGCAATCGACGCTACGGAATCGGTATTCCTGGCGGGCGCTATGCCATGCACAACCTGCAGGGGGCAACTCCCGCAGCCTACACGGACGATAAAGGCGCATCCTGGACACTCACCGCAGGCAATGTAATCTCGGGCGGGCGCGATGCTATCTGGCTGGATGGTGTGCTGGTTATTCCAGGCACGGCAGCAGTAAATAGAGTCCTTAGAAGTATAGATTCTGGCGTAACTTACGTCGCAGTTAGTGGCACTCCGATACGTTTTTTGACCACCTTTAATCCTGGCGGCCCAAACGGGGCAGGAGTCAGTTCTGCGCAACTCGCATTGACTACCAATTCTGGAGCTACTTTTGTGGATGTAGGCGCTCACGGAATTTCATTCACGAACGGAGGAGGCCTTAGTCACAACGCTTCTCAGTACATAATTTTCGGCAACACAGGAGTGTCAACTCCGGCTTTGACTTCGTGGAGTCCTGGTTCTGGATTTGTTCCGGCTATATTGCCTGGGACTATTGGCGCAGGGCCTATTGTGGCTTATGGATGGAATGAGGATGACACTGAAATTGCGGTATCGGACGCAAATCAAGTCATCCGTCAGGTGGCAGGTAGTGGATGGGTTCACACCGCTAAAACGTTTACTCACCCAGCCATCCAAATCAAATGGACCGGAACCGTATTCCAAGTGTTGACTACTCCGACGGGCGGCGGCGCTGGAGAGATGTGGTTTAGTCCAGACGGGCTGGCGTGGACGCAAGCGCCGCTGTTCGGGTCCTATGCCTTGTCCTGGCTTGCACAGGAGTACGGCTAATGGCTACCACCACCGTCTTTGTCTACACCATGAACCGACTTGGCGCTGTGGGAGCGTGGACGCGCTACCTGTTCCCGTTCGAGGTGTCTGATTGGACCGTCAAGGGTAATGACCTGTACCTACGCAATGGCGACATCGTGAGCCGCATGGAGCAGTCGCGCGAGTCTGACGAAATGGTGGTGGAAGATTCCGTAGTGCCTATTCCGTTTGACTGGTTCGTGCAGTGGCCGTGGCTGGACATCGGACAGATGACAGTAACCAAGCGGATTTACGGCTTCGACATTCAAGGAACGGGCACGGCGCGCGTGCAGTTTGGGTATGATCAACGCGAGTTGGGGCGCTTCACTCCGGAGTATGCGGTTCCTGCTGATTCTGTGCCGGGACAAGTGCTGGCGCTCCCGCTTTCAGCGCCCAGTGTTTCGGTCAAGGTCACATTTACCGGTAGCGATTTGGTGAAGACGGGGTTGGATGCCTTCACCTTGTTCTTGGACGACAACAGGATGACATCGTGAAGGCTCCGAGCAATCTCATTCGCACCGACTGGCGGCACATTGCGTGGCTGTGCGAACGGATGCGCCCGGACGAGATTGACCAGTTCCGCGCCTTCTTTGACGTGGAAGTGGAGGGGCAGTATTCCCCTGATTTGGCGGCTCGCGTTCTTCTGGCTAAGCAAGGCCCGCAGTTCACGGTGATGTCTCCTGACGGAACCCCTGCGGTTGCAGGAGGCTGGGACCTGATTGTCGAAGGCGTCTGGTCCGCCTGGATGGTCGGTTCACTGGCGGGCTGGGATGAGAACTGGCGCTCGATTACCAAATCGAGCCGATGGCTGATGTCGGAGCTGTTCAAGAGCGGCGCACGCCGCTTGGAAATGTCCGCTATCGCCTCCCGCTGCCAAGCGCACCGCTGGTATGAACGCGGGCTTGGGATGAGCGAGGAAGGCATCAAACGCGGCTACGGGCGTAACGGGGAAGACGTGCATCTGTTCGGGGTGCTTCGGGAGGACTGGAAATGGGCGTAAGTTCGGAGAAGCACACCAAGATTGCCGACCCTCTCAAGGTCTTCGGCGGCAACTCGCGCTGGACGGACCCGCTGGGCCTGTATAAGCCCGAAGATAAGTCTGCCGAGAAAGCGGCTTTGGCTGAGGCGCAGCGCCAGCAGCAAATCTCCAAGGCCGTGGGCGACATCAACAGTGTCTACGACAGCGAGCGCCGGCAGGGCGAGATTTCCAAGTACGGAGCGGACCTGTTCGACTACTTCAAATCCGACTTGGATGAGAAGCAGGGAATCGCGTCTCGCCAGAACAAGTTCGCTCTCGCTCGTGCTGGGCAGACCGGGGGAAGTTTGGCGGCGGACACCAATCGTCTGCTCGGCACGCAGTACCAGAAGGGCTTGCTGGAATCGAATCGCCGCTCGCAGGCCGGCATGGCTGACTTGCGCGGTGCGGACGAAACCAATCGCCTCAACCTGATTTCCCTGGCCTCTCAGGGTCTCGGGACCACGGATGCGGCCCAGCGTGCGACTCAGGCAATGCAGCAGGCTCTTGCAGCCAATAGCGCCAATGCTCGCGCAGGTGACCTCGGCAACGTCTTCGGCACGACACTGGACTTCGCTGCAGCGAGTAACAAGCGCAAGGCGGAGAATCGCGCCAATCAACAGTTCGCCCAGCAGTACGGGCCGTTCTATTCTTTCGGGCAGTAACGTGAAGCGCATCCATCGCGCAGGAGGGTGACGACATCGGCGCAGCAGCAGTGCCTTTGATTTTGACCGCCGTCGGCACCGGCGCACAGATGTACAACACCGCGCAGACCGAGAAGAACACTCGGAAGGCGCTGGACCTCCAATTGTCCAAGCAGCGCGAGCGAGACGCGCAGGGCGATGCCATTGTCCGTGATGTCATCACCAAGACGTCGGCCTCCAACCCTGACGAGCCGCGTGCGCAGGCGATGGACCTGTACCGGAAAGCCATCGCTTCCGGACAGCCGAACGCCACACAAGGCCTGAACCAAGTCGGCAACGTCAGCGACCGCTACACCGAAGCCTCACAGGACGCGGCCAACGACATCCTGGGTGCAGCCAACATTCGAGCCAACCAGCTTGCCAACATCGACGCTCCGCTCTCCCAGCGCATGACAGAGGGCATCCGCTTCGGTCGTGCCGGTTCGGATATCGGCCTGCTGGTCGATGCGGCCAAGGGGGATAGCTACATCCACGACCTGCGCCTTAAGCGAGCAGCAACGCGCGACCCGTGGCTGGATGCCTTTGGCTCTTTGGCGCAAGGCTACGGTGAGGGCATGATGGGAGGAAGTTCTCCGATGATTGGTGGAGTTGTGAAGGAGAAGATTCCGATGGAGAAAAT